GACTAATGTATATCGTAGCACATTAGACGAATTGAAAAAGAAATTCGGAGAACGATAATTTTAAACTGTTACAATCATGGCAAAGACAGAGAAAATCTTGATAGACAATATATGCCCGCTGTATGATTTGGAATGTGAGAAAGCAGTGCTAGGCACATTAACCAGTCCTGTATTATCCAATGGGGAGATACCGGAGAATCTGACGGAAGATTGTTTCTATGACGAATTTAACCGCAACATATTCCGGGCTATTCTTGCAATTATATCCCGTGGAGATCATCCCGAACCAATCGCAATAAAAGGGTATCTTGATAAAATGGGGATATCTTTCAATGTGGCCGAATTATTAAAACGACTGGATGGCATGACGCTTGATTTCAATCAATACGTAAACCGCTTGTTTGATTTGAGTGTACACCGCAAATTCAGGGAAATAGGTTTGTATCTACTAAAACATTCCGCCTCGGAAGAGGAAGATATTGAACAGGTGCAGACAAAAGCCGTTGAATCCCTATCCGGTATGTTCCGGCAATCTTCGGATAACATACACACGTTAAAAGATGGATTGAAAGGAGTACACCAACAAGTGAACCGTAATCTTTCCGGTCAGACAACATTAACCGGTACTCCTACCGGATTCGAGCAATTTGACAGAAGGTCAGGAGGATTGCAAAAAACGGATTTGATAATCATAGCCGCAGAACAAAGCATGGGTAAAACATCCCTGTTAATGTCTATTTTGAGGTTTGCGGCACTTTCAGGTACAAAGAGCATAATCTATTCAATGGAAATGAGAAAAGAGCAAATTGCGTCCCGTTTGGCTTCTATTGAAAGCGGAGTACCGGCAAATCAAATCATGTACTCCCAGTTAACAAGCTCCCAGTTACAAAGCTTTGATAAAGGGTTAGCCAGGTTACTTCATCTTCCGATATATTTCGATGATAACAGTACCAGCAATATAGACAGTATAATAAACTCTATCCGGTACATGAAACGGAAGTATGACATAGACGGGGCAGCCGTTGACTACTTGCAGATTCTCAACGTAAACATGAAAGGAGCCAACAAGGAACAACAAATGGGAGACGTGGCAAGGCGTTTGAAGAATCTTGCTAAAGAGCTTGACATTTGGATTATCGCATTATCGCAACTCAACAGAGACAAAGATAACCCGGTTCCCTCGATAGCCCGTTTACGTGATAGCGGACAAATAGCTGAAGCCGCAGATGTGGTTATGTTGATTTATCGTCCGGAGGTGAAAGGCAAACCATATCCGGGAGAGTTTTCCCATGTAGACACCACAGGTACGGCAATGATAGATGTTGCCAAAGGCCGAAACATTGGGATAATGAAGTTCATTTGCAAATTCGATGCTCCGACTACTCACTTTTACGACTTACAGGATATACCCATTTCGGCAAATGTTGAACCTGATCCCTTCTAGCTATGGAAATAGAAACAATCTACGGGCAAGTGATAGCGAAAGCAAACAACTATCAAGCCGTACCGGGCAAAGACGGCCAAAAACGGATCATCAAAAACGACCGAATCAGGGAGTATGAGAAATCCTTCTGCCTACAATGCAAGAAGTATCGAGGAAAACGCATTTCCGGTCGTTTCAAGCTATTTATTCGTGTTTGGCATGGGAATATTCGCTTCGACTTGGATAATGCTCTAAAAACGATTCTTGACTGCTTGCAAATGGTTGAGGCAATTACAAACGACAGCCTTTGTTTTGAGATTCATGCGGAGAAGCGGATAGACCGCCGGAATCCGAGAGTAGAGTTTGGTCTGGAAGAGATAAACGAGCAAAAAAATATATTCAGCCCAAATAAAGCGATTTAAGCCGTTTTCTTTTGTGAGATAATAAGATGTTCATCTTTGCGGAGAAAGTAGTTAATACAAAAACATTATTTGAATATGGAAAGATTAAAGAACATAAAACGTCCACTATTAAAGGACAAATTTAAAAAGTACGGTGATTCTTTCGAATTGGTATCTAAAAATGAAAGCAACCGAATGTACTGTTACCGAAGAACCACCCCGGAAGGGATTGTATATTTTGAGGTATTCCGGTCAAATCTGGAGAAGGACGACAACGGGAATGTTTATGAATCCTATCCCAGTACATCGCAATTTGGCGACACAGCTTGGTGTATCAGGGATGGCGAGAACGCCCAGAGGAAAATACAAAAGTACATGCAACAGGAATATAAATAAAAAAGGGTTTGCGAATTAGGCATTTTCTTTTCTTGAATGAATAATCTATCATCTGAAACGAGAAAATCGCTTAGACGTAAACAGGATACTAAATAAAGGCAATTAAGAGAGCATTGCTCAACTAAATAAATTATTAATCAATTTAATTTTTAAAATCATGAAACAAGAAACATTTTTCGGAGTAAGAAAAGACAGTGAAAAACATCTTTATGTGAGAAGAGGTGATAACAACGAGGTCCTTATCACTAAAACAGTAAACGGGGAATCCATAACGGAAGAGAACACCGTACATCTAAATGCGGAAGAAGCCCGTAAACTAGGGATTCAGTTGCTAAAATTAGGTAGTGAAGAACTGCCAAAATCCGGGATAGACCTTAAAGCGGAATCTTTCGTGGACAAGATTACGGTATACAGAGGAATAAACCCGGACGAAACACCAGCCAATCTCGCAGTTATCACTATTGATGAAAGCGATGAGGCCAGACAAGCAAGGGAAGATAGCGGAGAGGAACCCGGCTTTTCCATTGAAGGGGAAGAACTGGAAAAACTCATTTCCGCACTGGCAAAGATTGTATAACCCAATACCGGGTAGGCCTGCTTCGGACGATCTACCCGGCATAAATAAAAATATGATTATGACGGAAAAAGATTTATTAAACAACAAAGAAGCCATGAAATTAGCTTTGGCTTTTGACAAGATAGCCAAAGAGTATAAAACGACTATTCAGAAAGTAGTAGCAGAAGGCAAACGGGTTACAGAATTAATTCAGAATAACCGGATGGAGACTATATCAACATTATCAATGATTGAGAATTTGATAAATGAACATGAACCGGATTCCGAAAAACGTGAAAAAATGCTTTCACTCCTGGATAATCTGAATATCAAAGGAGATAGCAAAACTTTCCCGGCCCTTGTTATGGCTTTATTTTTTGCAAGTAACGGAGTATTAACCGAAAAAGAATAAAGATTATGAATAATGAGAATGAACAGATACTAAAGATTACGGTAAAATATGACGATGCAATAAGAAACATCGCCAAATACCGTACATCCATAGAGAATTTGAAGAAAGAAGAGGCTGAATATAAAAAAGCCTTGAAGGACAAGAAAATATCACAGGAGGAATACAATGCCAAGATTGTAGAAACGGAAAAGAAGATGCTGGAAGCCAGAGACGTGGTTCAAACACTTACAAAAG